CATTATTGTATAGTTAAGAGTCCATTAACTTGGTCAAAATCAACCGTTAAAGATTCACCGGAAAGTAGTGTGATGCTACTACCATAATCGAAAAACCCAATCAAAGGCCCACCTGCTGCGGTAGAGTTATACACTACCACGTACCGGAATGGGCCGGTACTACCGCCTGTGGATGTGAGGGTGGTGTCCGATACCACCAATTTATAAAGCCCGGCAGTCTGCGAAGATGCGGTAGTTGTAAGGTTACGGGTAGAAAGGTTAGTATAGGTAATCTCCGTAATATTTGCAAGTAGGCTATTACCTGCCACCGGAGCAGTATTGGTGAGCGCAATGGTTAGTTGGTCAGAGCCGAGGTTATGCACCTTCTCTGCGACTGCTTCCACAAACGAATCGAATTTATTAAATACTGCCATGATTTATAATTGTAGTGTAAAATTACATCAATTCCTTAAGCAAAATTGCCGCCCCGACTTGCTTGCTCACGGCATCCGGATTGTATTTGCCATCCGCTACGAACTTGCCCTTATCGTAATGGTCGCTATAACTCCAGAGGTAAGGAGTAGCAACCGACCGCTTCCGGTACCCAAATCCGTTATTAGCTTCAAAACGATACAACATATCTTGCACGCCCCAGTCTTGCCATTTGTGCCAATTCTTTAAGCGAAACCAATCTTCTGCTGATTCCTCCCAAGTGTAAGACTTACCGAATTGCGGAGGGAGTAATGGCCGGCCTGCAGGTACTTGCCAGGTGCGGGCGGTTAACGGATCGCCATTGTGGATATGCTTTGAGAAATTGCAACTACCTTCTAAGTAGTGAACTATCCCCAGTGCATACCAAGGGCATTTGAGATTGAGTTTTGCAGTAACGGATAAGTAACGCTGCTTGCCCTTGTTGATTAGTGCAACGGCTTTAGCTATTTCGGCTGCTTTATCTTCATCGACTTGCATCGAATCAAACATTGCCTTGTACTCAATTAAAGAAACGATAGGTTTTACGGATGCCATAGATTATAATTATTACAATACCTCCGATTATAATTCCGATAAAGGGTATTCTGTTTGATTTCTTACTGCTTGTTGATTCTACTTTGCTAAGTGCCTGCGTATTACTCACGCTGCCCGATAAACTATCCTTTATAATGCCATTTAACGTATTTGTTCGTTGCTGATATGCATTGGTGTAAATTATCCGTTGGCGTAATACAGGCACATCTTTATACACGGTATCATACAATTCGATAGTCTTTGTATTAAATTCCTGTAGTTCGGTTATCACACGTGAAGTATCAATAACCTTTAAATGCACGGTATCACGTACATAGATAGTGAGCGTTTGTTCCTGCGTAGTGGTTTGAGATTTCTTTACACTATTGCATGATGTCATAATCAGTACGAATAGCAAAACCATTGCAAGTAACCACCACTTTACCCAACTGTCCGAATTATTCGGACTTTTCATCTGTAGATACATATTGTTCGCCATTTGCAAGTATTGCGGAAAATACCTCTAATAATGTAGGAAGAAAAGCTATTACCGTAGCCACGCTTGCCATTTGATGGTCAGTTAGTTTAAATATCTGAAATACCGCAAGTACGGTAGGCCCGGATAGTAAACCGATAACCCTCTTTGATTTGCGATACCATTTCGGGGCGGGATAGTTTACGTTAGTCAGCCCGATGCTTGTCTTTGCCATGCTTAAACTTTTGTATGTTAACAATGATAGTAACGATTGCCGATAGTATTGTGCAGTAGGTAGCTACCTGCGAGGCGGTAACGTGTGCAAATAACCACAATGACATTGTTAAAAGTAACCCACGTACCGAAGTACTATCAACGTGTTGCTCCATTGTTAACGCTTTATTAATTTATAAAAATTTAAAATGTAATCATCTATGAGGGTATTATCCGTTCCCCATTGCTGTACGATATGTGCAGGGATAGGCACGTTACCATCTGTAACCTTGCGCCCTCTCTTGTCATAGGCTACCACGTAGGTATTGCAGCCCTGTGCGGTATCTCTACCGAGTCCGAATACTACCCACGTAATTTGTGTGATAGTGTCTTTGGTAAGGCGGTTAAATTCAACTGCTTTGACTTGTATTGCAGAGGGGATAGTGTCTGTTTGCACTTGCACCGGTGCGGTTGTTGATAGTGCGATTGCGGTAATGAGGGTAGTTATCATATTACAAAGTTATTAGAATTTAGCGATTATTTTCCAGTTCGTACCATCCGACATTATTTGCACGGTGGCGTATTGTACGGATAGTGAATAAGTAGCAGCCCCATCAATAGTTTCGGATGCGTTGCCATCAACGGTTATCGTACCCGCTCCACTATTCTTAATAATTAGTATTCTACCTGTGCGACCCGAAGATGCAGGGAGTGTAACGGTAAAAGTTCCGGAAGTACAATCAATAACATAGTCATCATTCGTGGCGGTGTATGCACCTGTTTTGGTAACGTAGGCTTGTTTGAATCCGATACCGGATATTGAACCGTTTACTTGTAACTCATCCACTCCGTTATCGGTGTTGGTGTTTATTAATGTTGTACCTGCAACAGATAGTTTTGCATTGGCAGCAGTATTATCACCTATTCTTACATTTGTATTTGAGCCTGTCATATAAAAACCGACTCCTGCCTCTGATGCTATTTGAATTTTTCTTGATGCGCCTGATGACTGAAATGAAAATGTTTCTGCTGTTTCGCTATAATAAAACAATCCCCTTGTTGCTCCATTATGCTGCCATGTTAACCTCGTTTGATCCGCAGGGCTTCCACTATTAGTTGTATTTATAACAATTCCCTTTTCATTACCGGATGTTACCACTAACCCATTAACTGAACCGGATGCTGATGAACCAGAGTAGATTGTCTTACCTACTGTTAATTCGTTTGTTATGGTACCATTATTCGTAACCGATAAATTCTGTGCCGTTGCAAGTGTGCTAACACTCATACTCCCACTCACCTGCAATTTATCAACTCCGTTATCGGTGTTGGTGTTTATTAGGGTTGTTCCGGATACTGATAGTTTCGTAGCGGGGGCGGTGTAGCCGATACCGACATTACCCGACCCGTTTATTCGTAAGTGTTCTGCACCATTAATACCTGCACCTGTCATTGTTAAAATACTACCTCTTAGCGAAAGTTCAGAAGATGAAGTAGCTACCGAATCTGTTGCCGCTATGATAGCCGAAGTACCTGCATTTGTAAACACAACTGCACTACCTCCCGATGTAACGTGTAAGCGATAAATTGGATTTGTTTGGTTAATGCCTACACTTGTACCATTATCGGTTATCTGTGAGTTACCGAGTGTTGTACTTGCGGTGAACTTAGGCACATAATTCGTTGTACCACTCCCCCCAATCGTACCACCGCTACCAACCTTCACCCATGTACGCTTGTACTTAATATACAGGGAAGAATCAGCCGGCCTTATCAATATCTGCGAACTATCAGCCGCAACTCCGGCAGCCGTATCCTTAGTAGGAATACCCAACCCATTAACGTAACGTACTTTACTACCTGTTTGCTGCCATTGAGCGGATGCTGATAGCGAACAGAGAGTAAGGGTAATTAATAATAATCTTTGTAACATAGTATAGGTTTATTGAACTAAAATAATAATTTTTTCCCCTGTAAAGAATGGTACTCCGGCATCAACTTCGAGTGTACCACTTGAGATAGTCCACTTCGCCCCTGTACCCGGTGTACCCGAATACACAATGGTCTCAAACGATGTACCGCCACGTGAACCATAGAGCATAGTTTTACCCGCCCCGCCCGGTATAACGATGGAAGTTTCCCCACCCCCGGCAGTATATTGCAGCACCTGCGTAGTAGTTCCGCTAATAACAACCCCTGTAGGCGTTATGGTTGTGCCTGCTAATGAGTACGCCCCTGTACCTTGATAGTTTACCTGGTAGGTGCTTATATCCTTATTATTGCCCTGTAATGAGATTGATTGCAGCCATACTAAGCCCGATACGATAACCAACCCTCCGGCAGTACCGTTATCAATAACAAACTTGAACGATACTATCTCCCTTGCAAGTTGACTATTGAGCATAAACAGGTATGAATAGTCATCCAACACAACCAACCCATCGCAGGATATACTCCACGAAGCCACATCCGGGCGGGATTCTTTGAACCATGCAGAAGCAATGCCTGTGGTTTCCATCTCGTTTACGTTCACGCTAAAGGTGCAATTCCTTGCACACGCAATTAACGTGTCAGTCATTGCTATTGAGTTGTAGCGGTATATGTTTAGCTTTTGGCCTGTTACGGGTGTCATATTATTAGCATTGTGCGCCTTGTTCTAAATCGGTGCCTGTTAAAGTAAATGGTGTACCCTGTGCGCATACAAACTGCCCAGGTGTTAATGTTGCAGCCGGGTAAGAAGTTCCATCACACGCCACGTAATCTCCTAACCAGTTGGCTGCTGAATTATTGTACCAATTAAAGCAGGGTGTAGGCGGTGTAGGTGGTATAGAACTTACTAACGTGTAGGGCAAATTAGTATTAGATACCTCTAATGCAGTACCGGATATTGTGTTGTTAACGTAATCTAATGTGCAACTGCTATACGTAAACCTTGCAGTATTTATGCTAATTACGGATGTTGGGTCTTCGACTCCAAAGTTATCAACCAACCCGATTACTTTTGATCCGGTGAATAAATTGTATTGCGTTAATTGTAGGTTAATATTTGCCTTGCCGTAAATATTATACAATTGGCTAAATAGTAACGCAGTCAAATTGGCGTAAGAGGGGCCACCGGAAAACCGAGAAAATGTTACAAGTGCATTATCTGAAACGGATAAAATAGATTGTATTTGCGATACGTTTGTTGATGGGAATGGCCCGCCAATGGGCGAGTTAATAGACTTCTTATAAAGGTTATTAGATGTCTGATTGTATAAAGTTTGCTTTTTTGCTAACGTAGATGAACCTGTCTTTTTTAGATTAGCAATAAATACGGATGTTATTCCTGATGATAAAGCCCGAAAAGATATAGTTAGATTGCCTGTAGCGGGTGCAGGTAGTGTTGTTATTGTTCGAGTCTGAAAGGTGGTATTTGTTATTTCATCATCATAGTATTGAGTTGCACCCCACGCCCCTGCACCTGATATTAGTTTTGCATAGTTTGTAGTTGACATTCCTGATGTAATCTTTATTTCTACACCTAAATTACCTATAACATTGCATTTAGTTTGATACTCTATTGTAATAATATCTCCCTCATTAACAACCCCACAGGATAAAGCGTTTAGTGTAGTGTTAGTACTACCGGATGTGATTTGCGCCCCATAGATACCATCAACCGTAGTCATTGTAAAAGTACCACCGCTTCCAAGCGACCTACTCCAATTAGTGGGTATGCCAGTACCGTAGTCAAGCAAAAACATATTGCCGTTGTCAACGGTGTTTTGTGCATAGTTTAAATCAGATATAACCTCAAGCGATGTAAAGCCCTTTTTTATTACTTTAGTTTGGCTATTATCAATAAAGTAATAAGGTGTACTAACATCACTTAGGTATGGGGTAATTCTTCTGTTAATGTTAACCGTACTCAAGGTATCGGTTGCGCTTGTGCTATCGGTACGAAATACACGCAGCGTATCGGATGCCCTTTCGTTCACCGAGGTAATCCACCACTCACCGCCTGATTGATATAGCTGCGCTCCATGTGCCACACAAATATCCTGTAACACATCGTAACAACTTTTGAACGTATAATCATTGTTAGTCCAAGTAGTTGGGAATATGTGAGTTTTGCGGATATAAGATTCAGCCGTACTATGGGCGGTAGCATAATAATTGATAGCCGAATTGATATAGATTGTAACCGGATAAGCTATATTAAGTAAGCAGTTGCGGATAATTTGCAGTAGCGATTCGGATGTGTTAATTGTTGCGGATGAAGGTTGATATGGTACGGTTTTGAGCAACCCTAATCCATCTACACAAATTATATCAACAAAGTTTCTGCCAGTTGTAAATTGTATGGCTATGCTATCCATTAATACAAACCCCTGCCATATAAAGTACGTTCCATTATTGGCAACAAACCGAACGTAATACTTCCTGTCATCCGTAGAAACTAAATCCGGGTAAGGCCCTGTAAAGTCGGTGAAATCTGCCCGGATGTTAAATATCGTTGGCAGTATGGGTTGAAATGGGTCATCACCAGAACCTGCGCAGGTTAGCACAAACGGACTCATACCGGAGTTAACATTGTACTCCGGCCCTGTGTAGCCGTTTTCCCACATTTCAGCCGTGTAGGTTAACCCCGATTTGCTGATAGCTGAAAATATGTATTTCTTTCCGTATGCCATTTTAGTTTGTTAACCCTCTGAATGTATTAGTACGTTGCTGACTTAACCAAATATCCTGCCCCATTATTCTACCTTCTACCACTACCTTGCTTGCACCACTCCCCCCCATCTGCGATGCCGATGCAATAATTTGTTTCATCTGGTCGGGGCGTACAATATGCTCTGTACCGTGTAGCATAACAGGGTAACCGGATTGGGGGCCGGATACGGTGCCGCCTTCAGAGAAGCCGAGGAGTTTCTTAAATCCACCTAAGAATCCTTGCCCGAACGATAATCCTCCGCCGCCCCCGAACGCCATCAAAATACCCTGAAAGATTGCCGCTTGAACTGCTGCCTTTGCAATATCAATAGCAACTTGCTTAAACATATCCCCAAGCGCATCGCCTAAACTTGCACCGTTCTGCATAGCATTAAATAATCCGGTAAAACTATTCATTAAAGTATTTGTAAGTGCAGCCGCTTTCGATTCTCTTAATTGCTCTTCGTACTTCATTTGTTCCGAGTTCCTTATAGCAAGTGCATTGTTAAGAGTATTGTTAGCAGTTACCTGTAATTGTAAGTTCTGTAAATCCTGTGTGCCTGTGTTACGATTGGGAGCAGCCATTTCAGTTTGTTGCCCGCCTTTCTGCCCGAAGTTTAACCTATCATTTTGAGCGTTGAATCTTTCTAACAATGGAAGAATCGCATTAAGATTATTCATGTAGTTTTCTAATGCACCGTTGATTTTTTCTTGTTGTGTTGCACCGCCCCCCGCATCCGGTTTAGTTCGTGAGCCTGCAAGTGTCTTATCTAAATCGATAGCCTGCATTGTAAGTTTATCGCCCTCTGCCGTTAACTTCTTTGCGTTGTCTGCTGCCTCCTTATACTTACTTGACATTTTGCTAGCTGCCGCGCTTCCAATCCCTCCAAGCCCACTAAACATTGCAGTTGCACCAACCCCGGCTTGCTCTAATAAACTAAGATTATACGCTTCGCCTGTAACTAATTTTGCTGATTCATTTGCAGCGTTTTGATACATAATCTGCGCCCTTGCTCTTAAATTAAGAGATTGAACAACAATACTAGTATTTGCTGCCATCAATTTTTCTGCTTCGTCTAATGAAGAAGCATAACCGATAGTTTTACCCAACGAATCGTTATAGCTTTTTAACGCTTCATCTTTAGACATTACCCCCTGCCTTGCTGCTAAAATATCATTACGTACGTTTTGTAAATTAACGGTAAAATCAGTAACACTTTTAGTTGCTGCCTTCATTCCTTCATCAACCGATTCCATAGTTCTACTCCACGCCCCGAACCCAATCTGTGCAAATGTTATTGCAGTAACGATACCACTAAAGGCCAACCCCGCCGCCCCCGCAGCCGGAACTAATTGGGTAAGGTTATTCGATATAGCATTAAATCCATACGGTAAATCCTGAATAACCCGTGATAGTCCGGTGAAGTTGGTGCCGAGTTTAGCAGTTGCACCGCCCGCCTTACCGCTTGCCGAACTAATGCCATCCAACCCTGCAATAGTCTGATTAAACTTTGCAAGCGCATCCTTATTATCGGCGGTGATTGTTATCCGGAGTTTCTCTTCTGCCATCTTATATTGCTTGACTAAGTTTCTTCATGTTCTCTATAAATTGTTCCTGCGTTAATCTTTCGCCCCGATCCGGTTGCTCATCCGTTGACAAAGGTAAGAACTCTGCTATATCTTTTCGCTTGCCGGATTCGGTGTTAGTGCAATAAATGATATAGGCTATCATTCGTGTACGCTGCCATTCGGCTAACTGCTTCGCTTCGTAACCTTTTCTATAAAGCAAAAATTCTCGCCATGTAGCCCTCCAAAAACCTTCGATGGTCATTCCGGCTTCAATGGCGAGAACAAGTATCTCATCCCAAGTCTTTTCCCTTAACTTTTTTTTTCTTCCACAGGCTTTTCATCCGTTGGTACATCCGGTGTCATACACTTTATAGTGTAGTGTATAAACTCATTCACCGCTTTACCATTCGCCCCGCCCGCTTCATCTATGTACCTGGCAGCAGTCCTATCATCTATCACTTGCCCTGCACTCTCACTTGCTGCCTGTACCATTGTTATAATATGCTTGAAAGAAAACACCTCCCCATTGTATAGGCTTAACAACTTGCTGATAGGAATATCCCCATTCAGTTCGCAGTAGCGGTGCATCGCCCAAGTACCCCATTCCAATTTAACAACACCCCCCGAAATCTGTAGTTCGTATGGTGTCATAAATTAGTATGTTTTAGTTTGGGTCATTGGCGCACTTTGCACACCAAATTCTGCATCGAACTTCATCAAGTCTTTATCCTTTGCATCCAATTTTATAGAGGTAACAAAGATATTACCTGTGTAAACTATATCTCCGGATACAGGAGATGCAGGGCCGAACTTAGCAGCAACTACTGCCTTGCTACCTACCAAAGAATACAAGCGCTCATAGCTTTCTTTGTCAATGGTACCTGTCTGGTCGATTGCATTACCGCTAACCGAAATGGTCTGCATAACGCTATCACCAGGTAATTGTTGGTCGCCACATTTAGAATCAGCATCAATGGCATCTCTTTTTACATCCATTGATACAGAAGTTAAACACGCAACAGGGAGAAACGTAGTGTTATTATCCCAGTCAATTTGCAGAATTATATCTCTGCCGTTTACGAAAGTGTATGCCATTTTATATTGTTTGAGTTACTACAAAGGTATAACGAATAATCACACGAAAAGTATTTTCCGAAGGGTCTAAGTCCTCTAAGTTGTTGATGGATTCACATACCACGTTTTTACAATCCCAACCAATGGGAAGGGTTACCACCGTGTCTGAATTGATACCGCCCACAACCAACTCTGCTATTTGCTCTGCTCGTTTGAATCCGAAATTGCTGCCCTTAGTTACTATATCCACATTTGCGGATACCTCAAATTGGAAACAATCTTTACCTTCCCCCTGGTTCGCAGTTCGGGAACTGATAACAATGTACTCCCCATCCGCATCCGTTGGGGTCATGCCATCGTACACATCAATGTAGGCGTATGCTTGTATCCGGGCAACTAACCATTGTTTTATCGGTATGGCAGGGTTTTTCATTATCATTTGAACTTCAATAATTCTACTATTCGTTTAATAAGTTTCGGCTTTTCATTGAGGTAGGCAGGTATAAGAAAAGGTTGTGGCTTAATTCCGTTTTTCAGTATAAAGTATGCCATGCGTTCTGCCACTCTCAAATCCTCATCTAACCTTTGATTAGCATTCCCTACCCTTCTCTTTGATTTTACTTTGTATGTTCCGGCTAACTTTTTACGCTTTACATAATAAAGAAGTGATAATATCAAATCTCCATAATCACCCTCACCCTTCCCCTTAAATTGTGCGGCATATGCTGAAAACCCTTTATGGATTGGGTTTGTCATTGCTTTAGATTTCGTGCCAAACTCTACATAGGGCGCATAACCTAATTCTGAATATACCGATTTCATTAACGGCTCACCAATATTGTGCTTTATGGATTGGCGTAACTTCCCAAAGTTCGCAGGTGCTAACCGCTTTGCATCTTTCTCAATCGTTAAAGCAGAGGCATTCATTTCCTTTGCAAGTTGCGGGCCTACCTTTTCGGCTGCTATTGCAAACATTCGCCTCACCGCCTTGCCACCCAATAAGTCGAGTTCTACCTTAGCCATTATCTAAATATTGTTATTTCGTAATATTCCTTCCTATTCTCCATATCCGTTATAGAATGGATTGTATAATCAAACCCATTAATCTGTATCTTATACGTGTTATCGAAGGTGAGGGGGTAGCGGATATACACCCGTGCCGAATCGGTGAAAGTTACCTCCGCTGATAATAGTTGTCGGTCTTGCCCTAATGGCACATACATTCCCCAGATCGTACTGCCTGCCGCATAGGTAACCGTAAAGCCCCCCTCACTATCGGTTGTGGTCGTAGGCACCATTAATACCATAGGCTCAATGAGTAATTCAGCCGATAGAAATCTTGGGCTATTTCCTTTTATTCTCATAGGATTGGTGATGTTTTAGAGTACATCTGACAAGTGCGCCATGCCTTCTGACAAACCCCCATCGTTTCATCGAACGCCCCTCTATTCTCGTACAAGTGATTCACCTGGTCAAGTATTGCCGTTTTCAAAGGATTAGGTAATGCGGTGAATCCAACATTATACACCGCCCGCATTTTATCAATAGCAGGGAAAGTAATAACCGGATGTTTGCCCCCCATGATAGTTTTATCCGTTAATTCGGTGCCTGTGGTTACATCATACAGGGTAATAGATGAAGTTATCGGGCCGTGTGGGAACTGAAACCATCCACCTTTGTTGCAGAACCATACCTCTGCTTGCTTAGTGATAAGGGATAGCCCTGTGGCTTTCTCAATTATCATTCGGGCAGCACGTATCATTTCCGATATTTGCGCATCTTCGGAAGTATGCGAAACACGAATGTATAATTTCGCCTCTGCCAGCGTTACGGGTTCGGCATAGCTTACCTCCGTGATGTTAGAATCAATTATGTAAGAGTAGTTACCCATTGCTCGAATTTTATTAGATTGTTTTCCGGCTGCAATTGTTCTGCCCTTGCAAATGCCTTATTACTGCAAATTTCGTAGTTTTCCTCCACATTTCGTATGGCTGCCACCCACTCATCTAATCTGTCCTGTTTGCAGTAGGTTGCAGCATCCCCACAATTCTCACGCAGCCCAGGGAGATTAGTACAAATAACTGGGATACCTGATGCCATTGCCTCCGTTGCCGTACGCCCCCATGATTCGTAGTGCGATGGCATGAGTAGTATTCTCGTTTTGCGATATGCGATTCGAATATCCGACTGATTAGCCATGTATTCTACATTCGGTAACTCTTTGTATATCTGTTGCCCGTACCCGCCTTGTATGGCTAAGAATTGCTTATCCGGCATAGCTTCGGCAATCCGGTAGAACATTTCAGCACCTTTGTTATGATTGAGATTGATTAGGGTTATCTTATCCCCTTTCTCACCCCTGTAATGGTTAATGTCAACAGGTGGTTGCAGTACGAATCCGTTGTTAGCATACTTGCATTCCTCACTATTCCAGTACGAATTATACACTACATTCAACTCCCTGTGTGTTCTAACGGATGAATACATGAAAGTATTATGTGCAAACCAAACGGCCGGCTTCTTTGTGCTTTTGCAGTCAATAGCTACATCACCTGCGAAGTCTAATTGTGTAAAGATTATATCAGCCCATTCATGATGGAAGTACCAATCATTTGAGCGGTTGAATACGTGGATTCCATCGTATTCGTAATTCTCATTGTTCATCTTTGAGGTCATCACCTTTACCCGGTGGCCTCTGCTCATCAGCCATTTGTTGATGTTGTGGGCGTTCCATTCGGATCCAGATTTTGCCATTGGCAAGTAGCTCTGTACGTGCCACAATATGCGTAGTCTTTTTGGTGGGGTGTTTTCGCTCACGCTTAGAAATATGTTTCATGGGGGAAAAATAATGGGGAGGATTTTACCCCTCCCCACTAAATTTAGATAGTAGCGTAAATAGAAGAGTTAGGAAGCATCAAGTTGATAGCCTCATAACATTCGATTCTTGCAGTAACCATGTTAGTTACGAAGTTGTTTTGATCTTCGTAAGATAACTCAATGTTCAAACCGTTAACCTCTACACGCTCAATAAATGAGTTGTCAAGTACCAAAGCACGGTTGGTAGGAATCCAGTTAACGCCAACGATAGGCACGCCAACAAGATTCAAAGCACCGTTAGCACCGATACCGAGAGAACCTGCACCCAAGTAGTAACCATTGGTGAAAGATTCAATTAGCAAAGTGCTGTATTGTGCATTGCTCACGAAGATTACAGAAGGACTGAAATCAGCAGCACGCTGATTACCAATCAACTGAATCAAATCTCCGAGGTTGGTAGATGCAGAAGTGGTAGTTACACCAGTTGAAGCACCTGATACGCTTGAGAAGAAAGAAGCGTTCTCTGCCTTGAAGAAATCACGAGTCAACAAACGTGGTAACGTTTGGCTCATGAATGGCAAAGAAGCAAGCATCTGACGGCTAAACTTGGTGAATCCGGCAATAAACTGATTAACAGTTTTTACCTCGGTCAGAGAATAGTTGTTCTCTTGCTTTAATGAACCTTCAAGTTGTGCAGCGATGTTGTTCGCATTACCAGTAGCCTCACGATAGGTTACATACAAACCTGTAGGGCTTTGAACGGTTGGAACGAAATCACGCATATTTACCAACTGCGCAGGTTGGGTAGCTTGGCGGCTATTGTAAGTAGCAACGCTATCACCGGAAAGGTTAGTGGCCAAAGTGATAGTCTTCACTTCGGGCATCTCAATCAAAACACGACCATTCTTTTTGATTTCGGCTTCGATGTTACGGCCTTCTAATTTCTCGGATAATACTTCATTGAAACTTTTTGCAGAATCAGGATTGCCGGCTTTTACCTTAGTGGTAAGGGCATCAAATTGATTTTGCATAACTCCTTTGAACTCGGCAAGGTCAGCAGCAGATACTACTGAATCCAATTTGCTCTTAAGTTCGGTAACTACTGATTTAGCCTCGGCCGCATCAGTTTTTGCATTGGCAGAATTTGCCAACACTTGCGTAAGATTATCTCCAATGGATTTTACCTCCGCAGCGATTTGTTCGTTTGTCATTTGAATGATTTTAACGAGTGATTAAATTGTTTGAGTGCTTCAAATACAACTGCGTTCGTATCCGGCTCGACTGCTTTCGCTGCGGGTTGAGTGGTAATGTCTGAAATTGCTTTCTGTATTTGTTTTATTTCTATCTCCAATAAGGAGAAAGTTTCATCTGTAAATGTGCCATGCTTGAACGCCTTTAGTAGCTTTTCTAATCTACCGTTAAGCGTTTCCTGTACCTCTGCTTGCTCCATTCCTTTGTACATGGCTAACGTGGGCGTTTCGGGGTTGGCTGCCCATAGTACCGCACTACCTTCGTATAACATCAATTCTTTAATTGTGCGGATGCCAGTAGAATTATCCATTTCGGATTTGATAGTGCTGAATCCAATTGAGTGCTGATTGATTAGATTAGCCTCATAAAGTTTCAGCATATCTTCACCCATTTCCGTTTCTATAATTTCAGTAACGGCAATAAGTGCATTCCCTTCCACGTATAATTCTTTCGGCTTACCGAGTGCGTACTTCATTGAACTTTTATGGTCAACTAAAGACCATATCAGATTTTTTCCAAGCGGCCCACGTTCCTGTATAGTCTTAGTAAATGCTTCGGGTACTATCACATCGTTATCCAAATCCACATTGCCGCACATAGCCCATACCGTTTTCACGTTACGTGAACGAATATCCATATCCTCTATGCCGTTGCTAATATCTTTAACCTGGTAATGCTTCATTTATCAAAGTTTGTAATTGCAAAAATAAGGTGTTATTCCATAGGTTCAACATATCACCCGCCGGCCCACGTAACCCACCCTGTATGTCAACAGGTTTCCCATTACTATCTCTTACTACTTCGAATCCTACCGTGCATCTACAATTACACACGTTACCTGCGCTGCCATTCGGGTCACCGGGGAACTCCATAATATCTATGCTGCGTAAACCGGGTACGGTAAACGGCTCATCAATTCGTGTAGTCTTTCCATCCATGTGCAAATGGTCATAATCATTGCGTGGTATTCTACGTGTTCTATCATCCGTTATTGCAATCCATTCTTTAACGGTTAGTAACCCAGTTGATACCGCCCCAAGCATTGCACCTTGATTAGCTGCTCTTGTTGTTTCAGTACGTGCGATAAGTTCAGCCCTGTAAACATTGATACCTAATTTCTCAATCTCTTTCATCATTTGGATAATACTCCAACCCTCTTGCATACCCTGTATTAATACCTTTCGGATAGTTTCCTTTGTAGTAGATGTAATGCCGTTGACTAAACTTGTCAACCCCTGTTCGAGAAATAGTTTTATAACTGCCGCCCATCTTTGTTCAGGTGTCATGGAATCCTTGATACCTGCCGACTTGCGAATTTTGTCATAGTTATACTTCGCCATCGTTATCCCGGCATCGTAGTGCAGTTTGCGAATGTGCTGCTTTAACTTTTCCTCATCCGGCTGTTCACCTTTGAGTAGTGCCATACATTGCTTATCCAACTCACGCTTGATAAGTACCCTGTATCGTTTGCGATATGCGTTATAGAGTTGGCGGTACATTCAAAGGAAGGTTGGTGAAATCATCAACGGGTGTCAAACCTTGCGGAATATACAACTTTTGATAATCTTCAATCGGTACATTCGGATCGGGTGCAAGTCCTTGAATCTTTAGTTTCTGCTCCGGTGTCAGCCACCATGCAGTATTTAACCAAGTACTTTGCTCTGCTCTGTTGGCTTCAAGTTCGGAATAGATGCTCATGTCAAAGTCAACGAATATATCCGACCCCTTATACCCCCAATCGGTCTGCATCTTGCGGTTAATGTTATCACGTATGGCAGTTAGTTCGGGAAGTACCGCCCGTATGGTTAGTGATTTCTCCGCTTCTTTCATATTGTTGTAGGTAGCAGCATCGGTATTGCCTAACAACACCGGAGGTACACCGTAGATTGAACATAGGGCTTCTTTATCCCATTTCTCGGCTTCAATCAGTTGCAAGTCCTTTGCAGGAAGTCCAATCTGCGCCCATCCTACTTTATAACCCGATACGGCTGCGCTTCCATGCTTTGCGGCTCCTGTGTTGGCTGATATTTGCATCTTTAGTGCCTGTGCTTGTTCGCTGCCGGATAGCGGGTCAAAGCGTTGGTCATCCATGTACAACACCCCTAACGGCCCCATATTATCGAACATCGCAACAGATGCTTCCTTACTTGCATTAGAACGTGTCAGCACCTTAGATGCTGCCCTAAGCGGTGATAATCCGTACAACTGCCCACCGGTCGCATTCCATTCGGGGTTGAAGTATTTATCATGCAGAATCTCAATAGTATTGAATGGAATATACTGCCCATAGTATAACTGATAGGCTACCTTCTTTGGTGGGAATTGCTCAATATCTACTTTGATTGCCATGTATTGGGATGGCAGCATATAAAGTTCTAACGGCTTGCCCCTGTTTACTGATTCCTCCCCGACCTGTTTTGCATACATGAAAGCATTGCCTGTTATCTTCTTAAACCCTACCCATTGTTCTATAATATCGCTCCATGTATCTTCACTATTCGGGTATTTCAGTAATTCATTTAGCCTGCTATCGCCTTCGTATATCTCGAATGCCTCTTCTTTCAGTTCTTTCAGTTTGGCATAGTCAGTAATCGCATCCGGTTGCTGCATCTTAGCCATGTAGCGTTTCTGTGCTGCTTTGTTCTTAACCCTGTAAACAAACCACGGAGCAACCTTTGCTTTTTGGGTTATTAGGGTAATGATGGCGTACACTAAATCATTGCCTATGTAACTATCCCTAACTAATTCTGATTGGTTTTGCCCATCCCATGTAAGGAGTCCACGTTCAACAGATACCTGCACAGGCATCTTAACAGGTGCTGCCTTGCGATTGAGGAAATCGAATAAACCCATATTAAAATGATTTATACAAAATTACACCGAAAACCCTTACCATACCGCCACCTTGAACGCTGGCTTATGTAGGTGGGTGAATATGGCGTAGCGCATTGCATCAAGTGCATCATCTGATTCCTTTACAGGTTCATCAATCACATTATCGTTTTTATCCTTGCGCCATTTGTAGGATTGCAGTTCACGAATGATGTCTTTGCTATCCTTGTGTACGAATAACGGATATGATTTCACTTTCAATATCCCTGCCCATACTTCCTTGTTTGCAGTTTGTGCGTTGATACCGCCCCTGTAAAGTTCCTCAATGCTTTTAGGTTCGGCTGCATCGCAGTACACGGGCTTGCGGTCGCTGATATGATCCTTTACTTCCCTGCTTATTTCAGATGGGGTTAATCCGGATTTGTAAATGAGTTGCTTTACATAATTCGCCCCTTGGTAATGGCATACCTTGACAAGTGCCAAAGGGTGAACGTAACCGAAGTCTAATCCATAGAACACATCTCCGCCTTCTGGTAATTCATCTGTAATTTGCCATTGAGTATAAATAATCTCCTTTGCTGCGCCACGCTGCCCAAGTCCGTAAACTTTCCACATGAAATCATCGGGTAGTAGTTTGTAGCTTTCAATCGTATCAATCTGAATCTGCGAAAGGTTGCCGAGGTTATTTAAATAGGTAGAATGTATGCGTTTGTTAATCGGGTTGTCCGATACTTCATACACCCATGAAACGAAGTCTGCAGGATTCCAGTCGAGAAATATCTTACCCGTGGTTCTCATTGCCAACTGGTCGAATAACGCCTTACGGATTAGGTTGGCTTCATTTACAAATAGTATATCCCTACCCGGCCCCCTTGCTTTGCCTTCATCTTCTAATCCGAATAGTTCGATGTAGCTGCCATTATCAAATCGGTAAATGAAATCGGTGTAGCTAAATTTCTTATCATCCCACAGGTGCCATTCCTCCATAATTGTTTTGAAATCCCTGTATGCGCCACGTTTGATATGTGGTAGTGAGTGGGATACAATAGAGATGCGGATGTTTTTCGCATTCTTATCGGCTGCAATGGATATAAGGAGTTGTACTATAGAGTAACTTTTACTACTACGTGAGCCGCCCTCATTACAGATTATAGGCGCATCGCTTTTGTATGCTGCTACGTTTTCGTAGAATACGGGGGTTGCTCTAATCTGTTTTAATTCCACAGGTCTTAAATTCAGTTAACGTACAAAAATCTTCTTTAGTCTTTTGTAAAGTTGCGTAAACATTCCACCCGTCAGTAGTATTGCCCATAGCAGCAACGCTACCAACATTGATAAGGTTATAACCGCAGATTGCAGCCAGATTACGATAGAACTCTTCGGTGTAGTAGTTGAATCCATGTCCGGGCCAGTTGCCTGTTTTGGGGTTTTCGGAGATGATATAACCTCCGAGTTTAACGAGGTTGTGTTTATTTTTCCAGCAGTTGTATATGGCTTTGATGTCATGCTTCCCATTGGTGCCAACGTGTTCACTCGTTCCGGCATCCACCAATAAATCAAACTGCTTGCTGAACTTGTGAAGTACGGACAAGTCCAACGGGGTGCTTCCGTTCTCACCCGATATATCAATGGCTTCGTAATCTTTGCCTGCATAGTAACTGTCTTTAGTGTAAGGTGCGGGTAATGGCACCCGGTAATCGTTTTGCGCTCCTAAATCTACCACCGATTGGATATGTGGTAAGTAGGGGTCTATTATGCGTGTTGTTTCGTGTGTATAGCCCATATTATTTCTTTAGATGTACCACTATATCCCTGTGGTCGGGTGTTAGGTTACGGCTAACAATTTTGAATTTATGTTTCATAATATCCACCGTTCTATCATCTTGGTAGAAGTGTCCGATTAACATTCTATCTCCTAAATTGTACTTGCTCCAGTCATCGAAATCGGGGAACTCTGCTTTCAATTTGTCAAAGTTACTAATCATTATCACACAATCACCGCCCTTTTTCATCACTCTGTAAATAGATTGTAGATACTCTTTGATGGCATCATTTGAGAAATGGCAGAATACTCCGTAGCTAAATACGAAGTCGATTGAGTTGTCATCTATTCCTGTGCATTTGTAATCTTGGTTATCCAACTCAATGTATTTCACATTATGATACCTTACTCCATCATGTATTGGTATTACATCTATTCCGATTACATCATCGAACTGCTCTGATAGTACCTTAGTAAATACACCGCCACCGCATCCTATTTCTAAACAGGTTTCAACACCACCAAACGGATAGATAATTCGGTTAATTACTTCCTGTATGCCTATACCATAGGTAAACGCTTCGTAATATCCGCTCTTGCCCCAAAAGTTAATGAATTGCTCTTTGGTGAAGTCCATTACTCGTTGGGTTGTTTAGGGTTAGCAAATGTTTTATCGAATGCTGCTATTGCCGTATCTGCCCAAATAGCTGCTTCATCATTATCTGTTGAGTTAGCTGCAGCAACATAAGCTACATACACCTCCAACCATAACTGCTTTCTTTGTCGCTTGTGGATTACTTCTTCTCTTGCATTCATAATTTAATCTTTTACCCCCCAGTTAATAAAATAAGGTTCAACAGGTAGATAATGCCGATATGCCAATCCTCCGTACGGCTGCACCGGAATCCCTGCAAGATTCATCAACCCTGATAGTAGTGCCTGGTCATGCCGACTGCTAATGTAATGCGGATTCTTACTTTCATTGTGGTGGAAACAATTCTCCTTTGCACCCTCAATCCATTTCTCAAAGATAGGCATAGTTGCGGGGTGGTCGAAATCGAACACAATGCAGCACGCCATTATCTGATACATCCCTTTAGCGGAATCAATCTTGAGAAACTCCAACTGATGGTCGGGGATGTACTTCTCAAGCGGATGCCCTTCGTTGTTCCATGCTACTATTCCATGTTCAGCAGCTAACGCCCACAACGGATCGGGATTCTGATGTACTCTAATAGTCGAATCGCACCAAATAATTTTCCGGTATCCCATCTCAAGCGCTTCCGCTACCATAAACGGTTTAAACTGGTATGGCATATTCTGATGACTCCATGACTTACCCCATCTTTCGGTATTGGGCCAGTCACCGAGGTGAATCTTGCGTTCGAGGTATTCATCCACATACCCATCCACACTCCGAAAGTGCGTATCATAATCAGGTGCCTTGCGGTCTATACTTCTGATTAGACCTAATTGCGCCTCGTTGTAATTTTCCCTGCCGGATGCGGATAGGGATACGATTACTTTGCCGGATGTTACCTTGCCCATATTACGTTTTCTAAGTTAGTTAATAAGCATTTCGTTAACCCTGCCTTATTGCAGTAATCTTTAATAAGGTGAAATAAGTCTACATTACCATTATGCTCAATGCATATCATTTGCGTATGCTTCAGGTTAATTTGTTCTAATATCTCGAAATCCACGCCCTCGGCATCAATAGATATGAAATCAAAGTATTTGAATGGGGAGTTCTTTATCAGGGTGTTGTATGTCCATACCTCGGTCATGCGCTCTTTGAACTCCGTACACGGCCATCGTTTAGTTTCGTTGCGTTTAATTGTACTAAGTAGCGATACATCCCCCCTGCCCAAATGATTGCCCATCTCATGGAAGGTACAATGCCCATCCGTTTCGCCAATGGCTACATTGAATTTGTGTACCATAGGGTTAGCTAAGATGCGGTTGAACGCTTCCTCACTCGGTTCTACAAGTACACCGCTCCACCCCTGTAGCTGCAATGCGTAGGTGTTGCTTAGGGTAACCCCATCGTTCGCACCAATGTCAAGGAAGAATCCTTTGCGGGATTGGAAGTATGCGAAGATTATATCCTGCTCGTTGTTTTGGGAGTATCTCATTTGGCGTAGGTTTCGGTGTAGTATTGTTCAAATGGTATAGAAGTGTTCACTCTACTATCATCCCATGTGTTTCCATGCTGCTGCTTTTCCATTTCTTTGGCTTGTGCAACCAATTTATTAAAAGCAATAGCAGTTTTTTCATTAACAAATGGTATTAATTCATCTAATTTATCAGCAAACCACTCCACCGATGTCTGTTGTGCCATGTTATTTAAGTTTTGGTTTACTTTGTTCACAAAATTTACAATTACCTTTGTGCGTTAATACCGATGCATTTCCCCAATCTCCAAAAAAATACTCGCAGCTATCTATTTCTACTAATTGTAATTCTGCGTCTGTTGAAATTACAAATCCGCTATTTTTTTTATTTGTGTTTACTTTTTCGCAACCAAAAAAAATAAAAGCTATTAATATAAGTATGTATTTAATGTATTTGTTATTATGTTGTACCATGTTATTTGTTTTAGTTTTAAGTGCCTAACTATTTATTAATTTTCCAATAATAGTTTTTGCTAAATCAAAGGGTTTGTCATGTTCCGTTCTAACCCTGTATCTAATAGAATTATATTGATTTGAACCAATCACAATAGCACCGACTATTTCAGCAGTAGGCTGAAACTGATGCTCATTATACCATTTGTCTAAATCATAAAACCCCATCTCAACAATATATTTATCTCTATTAATAACTCCATCTATTAGAAAATCTTCTGGAAGTTGTATGCCTTGTTTAATTTGCACGTACATATCATTTTTAATTAAAGTATGTATTATTGTCTGTTGTGCCATGTTATTATTTATTAGTTCTAAATTGATAATGATATAATTCCTTCTCAATCTTCACCTCTGTCTTAATCAACCCTGCGTTATGTATAGCAGTAGCCCACGCATAATCTTCCCCAATGCGTATATCCATAAACGGGAATGCCATTGCTATCTCCCTTCTAATGGGTACGATATGATTAGGGTAGCGGTAATATGCCCCACCCTTCGCCTCATAGCCGTAATCCTTTGATATGTACCACTTCCTTTCATCCCTGCCATCTGTGGTCATTGTACCATTAAATACGATGGCATCGGGATTAGATTCGGCTGCCGTTAGTATATCTTTAACGTAGGTAGGCGCTACCATGTCATCATCATCTATGAATACCACGTACTTCCCTGTACTGCGTTGCAGGAGTATATTTCTCTTTCTTCCCGTACTCATAGTACCATTATCCGATTCAGTTAAAACTTCAACCTCCGGTGTACGTTGCGGTGTCAGTACCTGTAATAGCTGCGAAAGGTAGCCGATGCGGTTGGGTAGGGTGCAAATGAGGATGGATAGGGTCATAGTGCTTGTATTTCGGATTTGACTTCTTCCCAATAAATACAATCTTTATAATACAGGTCTAAGTCATCAGATACTAATTTAATTATCTCATCTACTGCAATTAATGCACATTGTTTGGCATTTTGTATTTGTGTATCAAGTTGGTAGCCTCCTCTATAAGAAATAAATTCAGTATGTGAGTATTCACTAAATCTTTCAACCAACTCTTTTGCTTTCTCTTTCGGTGTCATACATTCTGTTTAGGGAACCCGGCTTTTGATCTCCTGATATAAGTTATTTCATCCGCTCTGTAAAACGATTGAGTGTGATTAAGCAGCGCATCTACAGGCTCCCCAGTCCATGCCGGGTGATAGTGGTCGAATATCCGCTTATCTACGTATTTATACGAATTGCACATCTTCGCCACATCCATCGCCTCGTTATCGCACCAAAGGCTTTCATATTGTGGGTGGTAGATGTACCCGAACCGCTCATAGTACGTGCGGCCCATGATTGACATTGTAGGCAGTAAGTGATTAACCCTGCCATCTGGAAAGTGAATGAATAGGTCTAAGTTACCCTCGAAGGCATTGATAATGTCAATGTCATAGCCCTGCTTTAGGAAACGCATGTCATCGCTCATATTCACAACTATATCACCCTTCCATCCTTCCATGCCCCGATTGATGGCGTGTACCTTGCTTTTGGACTTACCCATTGTGATAAACACATTGGGGAACTTTAGCAGGTCGGATAACTCATTTGAATTGAGCGTAACGGTATCATCATCATCTACGGTCAGTCCAACCGTGTACTTCTTAGAATGTGAATATGCCTGAATAGTAGCAAATGCGGCAGCCATCTTCTCCGGTCTGCTACGTGTTGCAAAGTTGTAATGTATGTGCATGGTTTCTGCTCGTGTTTCACAAAGATAGCAAATATCTTTGGAGTGGTTCATCTGAAGACGGCACTTTTGTTTTCCACAATAGATGCACAATTTATACAATGGGGTGTGATTTGGTGTCGGGGATGATTTGGATGATGGTAGTCGGCATTGGGTTGTCGGGATCATTGGCTACCTGTAGCGGGATGAGTTTGGATGCCAGGCGGTAGAATTCGGTTGGGTTTTGCTCTCCCCATTCCAACATATTAACCCCCGGCTTCAGTTGCATTTCGTGGAACGCATCAGTAATAACCTCACGTACTGAGCGGGTAAAGTGATTTACTGCCCCCTTTGTTCTGCCTCCAGTCTTTTTTCCCTTTGCCATCTAAAAACCTCTATTTAATTACAAAGTTACCCATAATTCACACTAACTACCAAAAGTTCAAAAAGTTCACCAAAAGTTCGCCAAAAAATCACGTAACACATTGACAATCAGCGATTAGTTCAAAAAGTTCACTTTTGTTCGTTATCTCCTTTATATTATACATATTCATATATAAGAGTATTAAATTATTATTCTCTAATAAGTTCGAACTTTTGAACTTATTGGCAGTTAGCTTATGAGTATCAATTAGTTACAAAAGTTCACCCACTGAACTTATTGAACTTTTGCTGAACTTATTTCGTTTTATCAATCACAAAAGTTGGCTTTATCGCTCATATTCATACTATTGGTATAAATACAGGCATTTATCGGAACTTGTCCGATATTTCAGGCATTATTATACACATTTAGGTATAATGTTGAGTATTACCCCCAATTTGGGCGCAAATGCGTATAAAAAACCCCCAACGTAGAAACGCCGGGGGAAACCAAAACACCACATGAATACTATTATTTCAGTCGGTTATGTATTGTAACCAACTCACATTTTCTCATAGCTACCATGCGCTACCCTCTTAAACATCCGTGCGAAGTCTGGCCTACGCATGGCATTTTTGAAACGAGCCTCCTTTATATTCAGCCGAGTACACAAAGATACTACTTCCTTCATGGTAAACTTTGTCGGTAGGTTGTCTACCAATAGGCGGAGGTCTGCAGGTAATCCGGATTCATTCTCGGTGTAAATACCAGATAGGATATTAACCGTTGATTCGGCATACCACCTGTATAATACCCATGCCTGCTCGGCTACCTTAACATTAATTAACGGTACCATAGGGTTCTGCATGATGGCTATGAGGTGGCAGAATCTTAAGTAATATGCCGACATCTTCGCCTCCGTACCCAAAATGTAATCTTCTACCTTGTTTGCCCTCCTTTGGTTGCCATCTTTCATTTGTTGGCAGTAATAAGCCTCAAGGATAGGTTTTGCCTCATCGGTAATATAAATCCTTAACGGTTCCATTTCACCCCTGCAAACTGCCTTATTTCGCTTATAGAGTTCAAATAATAGGTCTTTCCACTCTTCGCACATTTGCCGGGTGGATGCAAATAGCTTTACATCCTCCTTTAATTTAATGTAATCGGATTGTACAAGCAGGAATCTTGAGGCGAATCCGGATAGTATCTGATCTTGCCCGAATAGGTTTTTTAATCTGCCGGGCTGCGTACCCATCAACAAAGACATATTAAGGGATTTCACTACCCTTTCCTTTGTCCGGTCGGCCCTAATTTGAGTGTACCTACCACCGGAGAATGCTTGTGTGAAAAAAGATATGGCATCGTTATTTACTTTGTGCGCTCCTGCGTTTAGGATTGTTTCTGCTTCATCATGGTAGATACCCATGCCCGCCGATTGGTCTTGCATTAGCCCGATATAGCCCTCCGTTGTGCCATCAACCGCAAAGGGTATAAACCGCTTGGGGTGTGCCTTGTTGAATGGCTGCTTGTTGGCGTTGGCATCGGCTCTTTCTTTATTCCAGTGGGCTACATCCGCTTCGTATTCTTTATCCTCACGTGCCATAAGTTCTCGTAGTGGCGTTTCGCACATAGCTTTAAATGCCGGTGTTTTTCCCACCGATACAGGTGCTATGATAATAGAGAATATAATATTTTTTGCATCTTCACCCAGTTCGGAATAGTAGCAGTTACCTGCAAGTGATGCGATAGTGAACAGGCCAGCCGTAGCCAAAAACTCGGTATTGAGTGATTTCTCGGCTGCAACTTCGTGTATAGAATTGTTTATAACTTGTGGGAAAATACTATACGGGTATCCCTGTTTTACAGGTTCGATTTCGAGGGCTTTAATTACGGCATCCCAATCTCTGCCGAGGTGGTAGAACAGAATAAACGATGGCGGCAAACACCACACCGGATACTGGTCTTTGTTGTGCCAATGGGGGAAGTTGCTCATGGATGCCGAGAATATCATAACCCTTCGTGCATTATAGTACACTTTAGCGGATATGCCGGCCGAATCACTACCCTTGCGGCGGTAGGCTTGAAACTTATCATTCTTACCGTACTTGTAGCCCTGTATAGGTAGCAGCCCTATTGATTGCAGAATAGTGTCGAATGCTTCATCTGTAATACCCTTGTCATATTCTGCCAACTGCGATTCATACCCCGCCGGGTAGCTGATTGCTTTCTTTGTCGGGTCGTACTTGGGTTTGTACTCGTTAAAGTATTGTGAAACTTCTATTAGGTAGTTATACTCACTTTCAGTTAATTCCTGCACATCTTCCATACTTTGGTGAAATTCTGTATAACCGGGTGTTGGAAATGTGTAAACTACCGGGCCATTAGAATAAAGGGCAATTACCTCGTTACCCTCTGGCGATTCTGCAAGCGGTGTTTTGCTCGGTAGTGCTGCATAGTTTAACCATACGTGGTATCCTGCGTTGCGGGTTTGCTCAATGAAAACCTTGCTGAAGATTTCGGGTGCTTCGTTGGTTATAATTGCCATCCACTTGCTGAATAGTTCTTTATCCTTTGTATTCTTCAGGTCGAAGTCAAGGCATCCGTAGTTGTTGCCTGTAAGAATCATTAACCCATTATCAGTAGGGCGTAGATGCAAGTCATCGGGATTAGACCAGTTGCGATGTGATACGGGTTGCTTTGTTTCAGTATCCCATTGTATAGGGATGACTTTCAGTCCGAGTTGTTGGTAATCGGTGTATTGG